GTTGGCCTACCATGTATACTAGAAACTGTAGCATTGGAAGCATATCTCGTTTTTTAAATTCTTCAAGTTCCTCGAAACATCTGTCATAATTTTCTTTCGGACTAAGTCCTATTATATAATCCACAATGTTTAGTTGTTTGTATTCTTCAGGCATCCACCAATTGTCAGCATTTTTATAATTGTACTTATCACTTGAGTCAGCGGGTGTTTCATAATCGATTTGATCGTCAAACTTGAATAGTGTACAAAAATGATTGTAGCTATCGATCTTTTCAGCGTCTTTGGTTACAACATACTTGGCACTTTTTCCTTGTAGCATACCTTCAACTAGATCATTTTCGTCTACTACTACTTCGTTAAGGTCAGTCATCTTCATCCTATATTTAACACATCATCGTCTGGGTCTTTGCCTTCTTCAATTTTACGCTCTCGATCTTTTTCAAGTGCTTGAAGTTGACTCTTTGCTTGCATCTCAATGCCTATTTGATCTAGCATATTTTGAATTTGTGACGCAGGCCCAATCATTCCTGTGCTTTGAGCCTGAGATAATTTTTGTCGCAACTCTATTTGCTTTTCTAAAAGTTGCTCGATTGTTAAATTTTCTGTATTTAAAAACATACTAAAATATAACACGGACCGAAGCCCGTGTCAACTGTTTTTTATAGTCCACTTGGTAGTATAACATAGTGGATTGCTAATACAAGTGCCACTGATGCACCAAGTCCTACCATCATCTTACCAAAGTCTTTGGCAACCAATGGAAACACTGATTTTGTTTTTTTCTTACCAAAGTAAGTAGCCATTGCAAGTTCTCTACCTGCTAGTAAACCAACGAACACCCATGTTGTACTCATTGGAATATCATTCAGCTCTTTAAAGAAGTACAAACACAACCAATAGAATAAATCAATCAATGTTGCGGATCGTACATATCTTGTGTTGTGTTTCTCTAGTACAATCTTTTGTATCTTACCGCCTCGTTCTCTAAACATAAAGAACAAGCCTCCTACAAATACAAATGAGATAAGCACCATTAGATCTAACGGCACTTGCCTTGGTAAGAATACTGCAATATTAGCAATATCATGTGATAACCAGGTGTACCACAAGCCGCCTGTTGCTACCCATTGTGCAATGCGCCAATAGTTCTTGTTGCTTTCTGTAACTGGCTTAGTTTCATCATACCATTTGCCAAAATATTTGTGTATTGCAAACCATACTGCATATGCAAATGCGGCTGCAACACCGTATCCCATGATACTTTTCATAAGCATCTTCTCTAGCACAAAGGTACTAGCAAATACACTTAGCACTAAGAAACTTGTGCTAACTGGCACACCCATTCGTGTTAGCAACACAAGTATAGCAGGTGCTGCCGCATGGTACCATTGTACTTCTTGGAAAGGTATTTTGTTTAGACGACCATAACTGATATCGCCTCCATTCATATACCACCCATACCAGAGTGTATATAATAAAACAGCCGAAGCGGCTGTCCATAATACTTTATAGTTGAATCGCTCATTGTTTGATGCCATCCATGTACCGAGCGTTTGTACTGAATCGTTTGCTATAACTGCATAGGCAGCAAGCAGGAAGCCAATAAGGCTCCACATAGTGAGTAGTTCCATTTTGTTCTCCTTTGCTTGACGGCTTTACCCCGTCGCTCACAATAAAACGCCAGGAGGACTAATCCTGACGTTTATACTTATATTAGAGATCGCCTTGCTGTCTATTTTCACTGTAATATACATCAAAACTACCGTCTGGATAACGGCTTTCAAGTTTGTTTACATTCTCTGCAATTACTTCATTTGGATCTAAATTCAATGCTCTACAACTATTAATCCAATACCACATAATATCACCTAGTTCACGTTTAGCATGAAATTGTGTGTCTTCGTCCAATGGCTTACCTTGAAAGATACACTTCTTTACAATTTCCATAAACTCTCCGCCTTCAGCACTCATGCCTACTGCACCTGTAAGTAACAAACTAATGTTTACTCCTGAGCTTTCTAAGTTATACATTGCTTCAGTTGCTTTTGTAATATCATTTGACTGATCGCTGGTGACTTTTTCTACAAAGTCTTTGTATTTGTTTAAATCTACTTGTGACATTTATACCTCTATATCTATAAACTCGCCTACTGTTGTAGTTGAGCCAGTTTCATATCTTAATTTTGCTTGATCTCGTAACGCTTGTATTTCTTGATAACGTTCTTCAATTGCTTTTGTTTGTGCAAGTTTTATCTCAGTTCTAGTTGCTTGCTCTACTACACGTATACGTTCTTTTTCCATTGGCGGTTTAATATGTTCGCTGTTGGGATATACATTAGGATGACCATATTGGCTAGCTTGTATAGCTTGATACATTTCAAACGGCATACCATGAGTTGGTGTTGTTTTCATTATATTGCCTCTTTTATCATCTTAATGTTTTGTTTCATCTTAGCATTAAACTCCGCATCTGTTTGATTTATGTTTAGTCCTTCACTGAGTGCTCTACTAAAACTTGCAGTCATTTGATCATTTTGTGAAAGACGTCTACATGCTTCAACAGTACAATATCCTCCACTTAACCCTACTAGTTTTTCCAAGTTATTGTACATGGTAAGATCCTTGTACAAGTTTGGTTGATCTGGTAGTGTTAGTTTTAGTATACAACGTCCTTCAAATTTTTTCAAGTGTTCAGATAGTTTTTCTTTTAATAAATTTTCTAACTCTGCTTTGTCTTCGTGGTCAATAGGAATCTCTGGTTCTACAATAGGCAACAATCCAGCGTCACTTATACTTTTAGCAAGTGCAAACTGTTGATCCACAATCATGTTTAGTGCGCCATGTGTTTTTACAATACTGCGCATCTTGGTACCAACACAATTGTTGTCCAGTGCATACTGTATCATTTCGTCCCAACGAAAGTATTTTAGATAACCATTGTCTTCACAACCACTGTCTATTTTAAGAATAGCTCTAATACCCTTGTTTTCTAATACAGGAACCATGCCTCTGTCTACTGTATCTTTGTACAGTATTGCATGACTGATGTTTTCACTATTAAAGTCTGGATGATTCACCATGCGCAATCGCATCAAATGGATATCATCCATTACTACTTCATGTGGTAGTTTGTGTGCATCAGTATAACCGTAACGCTCTAGTACGCCAGGACTACTACCACCACTGTGGTCCATTGCTGCTATAAATCTTTTCATTGGAATAAACTACTCACTGATTCTTCGTTAGTAATCCTACGCATTGCTTCACCAAACAAAGGTGCTAGACTTACTTGTCTCACTTTTTTACTTGTGCCTTTGTAAGGAATACTGTCACTGATTACTAGCTCTTCTAGTTTACTAGAGTCTATCTTTTTACTTGCACCGTTGCTTAGTACACCATGTGTGATGTATGCACGAACACTTAGCGCACCTGCATCTAAGATAGCCTCTGCCGCTTTGCACAATGTACCGCCACTGTCTACAATATCATCTACTAGGATTGCATGCTTGTCTTTCACATCACCAATCAGTGCCATTACTTCTGATACGCCAGCTTGTGGTCTGCGTTTGTCTACAATAGCAATATCTCCGTGGAACATATCTGCAAACTTACGAGCTCTAACTGCACCACCTGCATCTGGTGAAACAAACACAGTTGGTTCTTCTGTACTAATGTTACGTCTGATATCTTTTGCAAACACTACACGGCTTGTTAAATCATCCACAGGGATATCAAAGAAGCCTTGTATCTGTCCTGCATGTAGATCCATTGTAAGTATTCTATGTGCGCCTGCTCTCTGTAATAAATCTGCTACTAATTTTGCAGTAATAGGAGTACGACTTGCACTCTTACGATCTTGTCTAGCATATCCAAAATACGGAATGACCGCTGTAATTCTTTTTGCACTGCTACGCTTGGCAGTGTCTATCATAATCAATAGTTCCATTAAACTTTCGTTTACAGGAGTGCATGTGCTATTCACTAAAAAAACATCCTTGCCCCGGATGTTTTCGTGAACTTCTACACATATTTCTCCATCGCTAAACCGATTAAGTTCTGCTGGAACAAGATCGGTAAAACAGTGTTCCGCAACCTTCTGTGCAAAAGGCTGGTTACTGCTTCCAGTAATAATTTTCATTTAGTCCTCCGTTATACTGCGAAACTTTCCCCACAACCGCATGAAGCAGTTGCGTTGGGATTCTTTACGGTCAGGTAACTGCCGCCTAATTCGTTAACATAATCTACTGTGCATCCAAACACAAACATTTCTGCCATAGGATCTAAACTTAGTATGTCTTCGATCACAGGGCCTTCAGGCTCGTCAGTGAATGTCCATTCATACTGAAAGCCACTGCAACCGCCACCTTTGACTGCCAAGTTCACGTAACGTTTGTCGTGTTGCTTGGTCATATTTGCCAAATAGTTTTTTGCGGTTTCAGTGACTGTCAATAACATTATACTTTTCCTTGTTCTTTTAGTAGTTGCCGATTGTTCAAATGTTCGTCTTCGATATCGCTTTTAGCTTGACCATGATATCTTACTGCCATATGTTCATCGATCATTTTTTCGTTGATGTTGATACCTTCTGCCCATACTGTTCCGAGTACTCTGCCAAATTTGCCTTTTTCATTATCTAATTCAGTTGATATAACAATATCGTCATTTAGATGATTGCCTAGCCAATCTTTAGCCAGTAATCCGAACTTCTTTTCTTCTAGGTCTCTTGTTCTACTTTCCGGTGTGTCTATTCCGTACATACGTACTCTTGCCTCTAGTAACACATCAAATCCTAAATCCATTATACAATCAAATGTGTCTCCGTCAATGATTTTTACTATGCTTTTTACCCTATAGCTATAGGGAATTGGTTGCGTCATAATTTTCTCCTCTTATAGGAGTATTTATGAGTTAATCCCCTTCACCTGGCTTCTCACTTAGTAAATGTGTCTTTGATTCAGTTGGATCCCACGAGCCATTTTTAGGACCATAATAACTATGATCAGGCATTGGATCTTTTTTCTGTGTAATAACAGGCCATAGGTCTGCATACTTTTGATTAATTTCTACCCATCCTTCTGACTCAGGCGCAGTATCAGGAAATATAGCACCTTCCGGACACTCAGGTTCACAAACACCGCAATCAATACATTCAACTGGATTGATCACAAGAGTATTTTCGCCTTCATAAAAACAGTCAACAGGACATACTTCAACACAATCTGTGTGCTTGCACATGATACAAGCGTCATTTACAATGTATGTCATTTTACCTCAGATTGCGCTGACAGGTAATCTTGTATCATTGTCTCTTTCTTTTTACGTCTATCTAATTCAACGCCTAGTGCGTTTTTTGCTAGTTCATCAATTTGTGTTTTTGTCATTTTATTTAGACTAGCTGTTGTTTGCATATCGCTATTCGATTGTTCAACCCTAGGCTTAACAACTAGTTCACTAGTAGCACTTGCATTAGTAAATTTGTCATCTAATTCTACAGTGTCATCTTTGATTCCAAAGATTTGTTTAATCCATTTCATTCCCATACTCCTAATATTAGTTTTGCATCCTCGCTCATATTCCATGGTCCGAATGGAGGATCAAAAGTTGTAATTACATCAACATCGTTTACATTATCAACACTAAGTGTAGCACTTCTGATATCTTCAATAATGTCGTCTGCCGCTGGACAAAACGCACTTGTTAATGTGTGTGTGATTTTGACATCAGGTAAATTATCAATGTCAATATTGTATATTAACCCAAGATCATATATGTTGATACTTATCTCTGGATCATATACTTCTTTTAATTTTTCAATGATTTGTTGTTCAGTATCCATTTCTAGCCAATAACTTTAATGTTAACATATCTTCTTTACTTTTAAACCAGCATTCATATCCGTTACGATGATTGTCGTATCTAAACGCACCATAGTCATTGCCAAAAAGGTCTTCAAGTAATTTATGAAAACCTTTTGGCTTACTATATCGTTTGCTTCTTATAAACATAGTACAATAATATCTATTGTCTTGTGTCCAGTTAGCACACCATTCTAAATCATTCGTTGTGATAGATTGCACTATTCGCTCCGTGTTCACTACATTCGCAACTCACACAATAACAACGATTGTCTGTTGCTTCACGTATTAATTTATCTGCAAATTTACAAGCATGTTCTGCAAACTTCTCTGCACCTACACCATCTAGCACTGTAATTTCTGCTAGTCCCATATTCTCAAGTTCTGCGAACTTATACAAGAATGGATCTTCACGATCAATTACTGTCTTGTGATCAAATGTATCTTCTAACCATTTCTTTAGTGGCTTTAGTCCGCCAAAGTCCACAGCCCAATTGCGATGATCTAAACTATCGCAACCAAATGTAAACTTAAATGCTAAACTATATCCATGCAAGAACCTACAATGTGAATGATCTGCGTGTGGTTGACGGAACACTGCACTTAGTCCAATGTTATGCCCGTATGTTTTTGTTGATTGATATTTTGCCATATTAAACTCCCTGACTTATGGTTGGTGCGGAGTCTTTATAGTGGGTCGAACCGTTAGTCCACTCAGCATATTTAGCATATGCTATTTGTATTGCTTTTGCTTGATAATAACTATCAGCAAGAGCATTGTGCAGATCCTGTTGCATAGTTTTGCGAGGATCGCTGGGCAATAAACTTAAGAATGTTCTACCATCTTTTACTTGCCAAAAATTCCACGGAATGGGTGTAGCCAATTGACGATACATATCTTCTACAATAGTAACATCAAAACCATATCCATGACCCCATAATACATCGACACCTACCATCCACTTGGTCAAATGGTCTAGGAAATGTTTCAGCCCGACTCTATCATCTTCTCGAAAGGCTTCTTCTTTTACTTTGGGATCTTGTTTGGCCCACCATTCTATAGTATCGTCTGTAACTGTGCGTCCAAGTTTATCTTGTTCGTCTAAGTCCAAACGAAAATAAAATTCGCTATGAGGTTCATTTAATGTATGTGGATTAAACTTAACACCGCCAATAGTTAGTACAGTGCAACGTGGACTGGTGTCCAACGTTTCTAAATCAATCATTGCGTGAATTGCCACGTTTTCTAAACTCCTCATATTGTAACCATAGTATACACATAACCGCTAAAGAAATCAAGTTAAAAGATAAGATGCTCATCCAAAATTGAAAAGCAAAAAATAAACAAACTGGATAGTCCCACCATTTCATTATCGTCTCATGCTCGCAATATCTTTTGCATCTTCTTTTTTATCAGCAAATACGGGTACCATGTTTGACTTGTGCATTGTAGCAATACCTAGTAGCTGACGTTCGCCGCTGTATGTCATACTTTCTTTAGCAGGTCCATGTCCTGCAACTTTGTCACTAGTAGGAATGCTACAGGCATTTGCACGATAATCAGGAATAGTATTAGTAATAACATTTCCACGTTTTGCTTTCTTTTCTTCTAATTGTTCAGGATGCACACCTTGTTTGCGTAACCATTTTTCATGTTCAGCTTGTGCTTTTGCTACTTTAGCATTGGGCTTTTTCTGTTTACGATTATACTTTGTTGTGGTCATATATGGACCAACTAAATGCATACTCATAATTACCTCCGTGTATATTTGATTGACTCTTTGGGACCATCTGTTGTAAACTCCATACCGCTTACATTACCTACATAAGTTTTACCATTCCAACGCATTGGTATTTTGTTTGTTGCGATGAATGCATCTAGGTGCTGTTGGAATTTAAAGTTATCTATTTCAGCTACAACTTCTGTACCTGTTCGTGTGCTAGTGATGGTTGCTTCATTAGCATATACTACTTTGTTGTTCATTTAAATACTTTCTTAGTCTAACATTTGATAACGGATACGAAAACGTTTGGTTTGTCCAACCCAAGCATTACGTCCTTGAGCTTTGTTTACAGTGTATGCAAACTCATGTCCATCTACAAGATACACTAAACGATACTGATTTGCAATCGTTTTTTGTTCATTTATGTATCTTTGTTCACAACGTTGTTCTTGTCGATATCCTGTGACAACACGTTTTGAGGTATTAGAACCTTTATCAGCACCAATTAGACCGCCGATTACTGCACCTGCGGCAGCGCCATTATCTTTACCAGTAACGCCTTTGCCCAGTATACCGCCAATGATCATACCAGCTAAAGCGCCGCCTGCGGCATCACCGCCGCCTTGTACATTTCCGTATACCGGAACATCAACTGTATAACATTCATTTACAGGTGTCTGTTGTGTTACTTGTGTGTAGATAGGTTCTTTGCGAATTAGTTTACCTGTTGTAGTAAAACTATTTGCATGTGCCGCACCAGCGACAAGTCCAATAAATCCACTGATAACAATTACGTGGAAGATTTTTTCAAAGTATCGCATTCTTCATCTCTCCTTAGCCATACTTCAAAGAATTGCTCTTTGGTTATAGCTTTATCATTCCATACTTCACGCTCAGCTTGATTCTCATAATAAGCATCGTGAAAGGCTCTTAGTTTCATTGCTTCTTCTAAGGTCATTATACACCTCTTAGTTACAAGTATACACTAGCATCTTATACTAGCAATGTCAACCATTAATGTAGATCTGGATCTCTTCCAAATCCTTTTTTTACCTGTGGCTTGTGTTCTACTTCAATGTGCAAGTTTTTGAAACCTTCTTGTTGTTCATGAAAGTCAATGACAAGCCAGGCGTCCTCTTCGCTTGGAAGATCGCCCTCTAATACATGGCCACAATCATCAACTACAAAAAATTTGTATATTTTACCAGGCCATGGTTTATGCTCTGTGATTAGTTTTCTACTCATATGTTCCCTATCCAATGTGTTACATCATCGCATGGGTCATCGCAAGTGTTCAACCAATCTTCATTGGGATCTTCCATGGTTATATATTTACCGTTCAATATCTTCTTAGATATATACATACATAAATATCAACACAAAGTCAAGCTCTAAAGGAAACAATATGGCAGATAAAGATAACACAGGTAAAATGGAAGTGCTGGTTCGTATACTAGGAAACGAACTTGTTGCACTTAAAATGACAGTAGACGATTTCAAAATTAAATGGTTAATATACGGCGTAATTACAATTTGCGCACTAGGATGGGCGGCTGCAAGTTTTGGCCCGCCTTTAATTGGTATGATGGGAGAATAAGAACATTGATAATTTATTTTTATTTGCTTCTTATAAAACATGCTGTAGCCGACTTGTGGTTACAGAGTAGATTAAACAAACCAAAGTATGGCGACAAAGAAAAACTATATACACCTAAACTTTGGCTACACAGTATGGATCATGCACTGCTTACAGGTTTAGTTACACTTGTATTTGCAGGTATCTATTGGGCTGTAATAATCACACTACTAGATTTTGTATTACATGCTGTTATTGATTATGTAAAGAGAATATACACTTTACGTGTAAAATTAGATATAAAGTCTAATAAGTTTTGGAAAGTTCAAGCAGTAGATCAAATGGCACACTATAGTTGCTATTTGTTTTATGTGCTTATGGTGTATTAGCCTGACCACCCATACCACTGTGATTAACACAATAGTAATACAGTGTAGGTGCACCAGATGCAACAACAATTTGTACATATGATCCTGAACTACCAGCACTAACACCTGAGTTTGTAACACCTGTTGTGTATTCACTACCACCGCCATGTGTGCCATCAGCAGTTGTGCTAAATCTAAGTGGATGGCTACCATTACTACTGTCACTTTGATCAAATCTATATGTGCTACCTTCATTGAGTGTTACAGTTGCTTGCTGTACACCGTCAATGTAGAACTTGCCACCTGCTACTGTAACAGTAAATGTAGTTCCACTAAATCCACCGCCACCACCGCCATCATCACCTTCAATGTCTGCGGCACCTACAAATACATCATCATTTGTTCCAAGGGTTGAATCAGCACCAGCACCTATACTTTCACCTGCATCTTCAATTATGACCACACCAGCGACTCCGTTATCCGCTAACACCCAAGGAGCATATTCATTTGTGTCTAATGTTACTTTACGACTTGAAATTTTTGTTATCTGACGAGTGTTTATTCCGTCCTGGCATGTCATTGACATTTCGCCTTCAAGTAAATCTGCACTATCTTTGTCTACCAGTGAACATATTTTGGTTTTTGTTCCGCCCGGATTTGAACATTCAAAACGTTTGGAACCTCGTTGCTTAATAATATATCCTGCCATACTTCCAGAACCATCATTAAATTGAATTTTAAATTGTGATTGCCCTGATGTTGGCGCTCCAAAGTTTCTTTTGTTTAGTGGTCTTCCCATAATATTATTTAGCTTTTTTACCTAATAGCTTGGCTTTCATTTTTTCTGCTTGCGTTTGAGGTCTTTGTTCAGACTGTTGAGGTATAGCTGATCTTTCTTCGAGGCTTCTTCTAAGGTCATTACTTTTGTTTTTGATGACTTGCAACGTGGACGATGAGTAAACCCTTTGTGCGGGAAGAACTGGCTTCTGGGCACTTTTCTCTCTGTAGATCCTGACACGAATATCACGTATTCTTGATTCCAGTTGTTCAACATCACTCCAGTCCACTTGCTCAGGTTCGAACAATTTTTTAATAAACTTGAACATACTAATATTTATTCTGGTGCTCTACGAATACTTAATGCTTTGCTCGCAGGATATATTTCTATGTTTACACTGTTATTTTGGTTACCACCTAGTATACGATAATATTCGACATTGTTTCTATATATACTACCAACATAAAAGCCTACGTGTCCTTGCCAACCCGCTTTTCCTCTAGGAAATACTACTAGATCTCCTGCATTAGGATCTTGTATAGTTTCGCCCCAGGTTAAAAAACTTCTTGCCATTAATGGAACATTGCTTACACTTTCACTACCTGGTATACCACTCTCGTTTAGTACTGCATTTACAAACGCCGCACACCATTCTGTGCGTTTTGGATCAACACCTACATACTCTCTGAGTACAGTTCTATGTTGGTACTCGTTAAATCCATACTTGTTGAGCGCAGTTTGAATATGCTCCGGAGCATTTGGTATTGGATTGCCATCTACTATCACAGTAGGCTCACACGCCGATAAAAATAACACACTTAAAATAACTTTGTATTGCATTCGGTATCCTAATCATGACAACACCTGCAACTTAGTGCAGGTGTTGTACTTGTAATTACTTATGTCTTATCTCGATACCGCTAAGTTCTTTTCAAACTATTTTGTGTCTAAATTGGTGCCAGCGACAATTCTTCCATTATCAAGAACTTTTAGTAGTTTCAGTTTTATCATACCGTCTAAGGTACTTTCAATTCCGTTACGTTTTCCTTGTGTATAACCTAACCATGTGCAAAATAAACAAATTGCTACGGCTATATAACCTTCGTAACCTACTAACATCGCTGACTCCTCTGTTTGTCTATATGTATAATATAGTGTATTTATTGACAGATGTCAAGTCTTAGAAGTTAAAACTTGCTACAATACTTGGTGAAAATTCTTCAGCATCAAGATCGTAGTTTGCTTTTGGTTCAACAGTCATACCATTGAAATCCATTTCATAACCTGCACCAATGTTACGTGCTAGTTCATCTTCGTCACCATTGATATATGCTGTGATACCATTAGTAGTTGCATCAATTTCAAATGCTAACTTTTCAGTTGATTCTGCATATGTTACTACACCACCAAAATTGTCTACATCAACACGTGAACCAAATGTCCAGTTTTCTGCATCTAAGTCGTAGTCAAGTGCGACTGTGCCACCAAGTGCTTCTTCACCCCAGTGCATTGCACCAGCAACTGCTTCAATGTCAGTTACGTCATTTTTATAGTCGCCAAGCTCAGCTGCAACTGCAACTGACCCTAAGTCTACAATTACACTTTCGTCCATTTTTGGATTTGCAATTGTGTGTTCGCCTTCTGCACTAACCCAAATATCACCTTGTTTACCAAGTGATACAGTTGCCGCTGTGCCGATTGATGTACCTAGTTGCCATTCGTCAAGTGTAAGATCACCGCCGTCTGTTGATGCGAAGTTAAATCCGCCAAACGCTGTGCCTTCTCTTGCAACACCTAAATCTAGTACAGTTGTTGAGCCCCAGTCTCCTGCGGCATTTTCTTTAATTGTGACTTCTACTTCACCTGCGATAGTTGTACCTGCGATTTCGGTTTCAGCGAAAGCGCCTGTGCTTACAGTTGTTGCTAGAAGTACTGCTAATAAACGATTCATTATTATTTTCCTTGTTAGTCGTAAAAAAAACAACTGATTGTCAGCTGTCTATACATATTTAACATATATTTTGTAAAAATCAATATCAATTCTCAAAATAATTAAAAATGTTGTATAAAAAGCACACCTGTGCTTTTAGTGCGACTTTTCTGTTGCTAGGTAAGTCGCCAACCCCGCATACCTAATTAGGCTGCAATTGCCATTGCTGGCGCACGATTGTCATTTGCAATTGTGAATGTTGACCAATAACGCAGTCATCCGGTTAACTCCACTTCACTTTCACACCTGTCGATCCTAGTTCAGCCCCATCATAAAGATACTACTTGTCTTTGTACTCTACCATAATAGTCCATTCTGGATATTTACTAACAAGTTCTTTTGCTTCTAACAAACTATTAGCGGTATACTTAATACTTCCAGTCTTAAGATTCATTATGTAATACACTTAGTACCCTTATGGTGGAGCTGCGCGGTACTGCCCCGCGGTCCAGTATGTGTCTACGTTGCTTCAACGTTAACAGTATATTTATACATGGTTTCTGTCAGGTTGTCAAGTAAAAAGTTTACCAGCGAGTTTCCAGAGTCTTGTTCAATTCACGCTGTCCTTTGATTGCAGTGATGCAGTTCATAATTCCACGACTACGTTGAAATGGTCTTTCATAGCTATTTTTACTTTTCCAAGTTTTATTTTGTTCTGCTTCGTATAAAAATTCTTTATGTAAGATTTTTTCCATAAGTTGTAACTCTGCATCTGTCAGGTTAGCTAGTTTGTTTGCAATCATAACGACCTCCTTGAATTGATTAAGTGTATTTACATAACTGTTACAATGTTGTACGCTAACAGGTCTATTTTTGAACAGTACGAAATGCACCTTCAGGACTATGTATTGCTGATATAAGTTCGTTAAACATTTCAGGACTCATTGCAATTGCTTGTGGGGTCTTGTTGTTATCTTCAAATTGTCTTATGTATACAATATCATCAAAACTGTTTATAATCACATCGGTGTAATTACCGCTATCATCTAGCAGTGTAATAGTAATTTCGTCAAGATCCATTTCTACTGTATACATTAAAAATTCAAATAATTTGTTGCTTTTTGCTTGGCACTGTTTTCAATACCATGTGACCACTGTTCTTCTGCTGTTGCACTCCACATAAAATCTTTTTGATAGTCAGCACTGACCCACATACTTTTACCGCCAGTTCTACTACCTAGTAATTCACTTTCAAGTTGTCCAGGACCCCAACTAGCACATCCAATTATAATTCTATAGTTTTGTGGAAATTTGTTTTCGTTAAGCATTGTAATAATTGATTTGTCTCTGGTCACACACAGATTATCATTGATTTTCAAACTTTGTGCAAGCATTATATCGCTACTATGTAACACAAAGCATTGATTGACTTCAACAGGTCCGCCATAGTATATAGGAGCATTTATTCCAAGTTGAATACTTTTACGCAATCTTACAGCTACTCTGTTGTCTAGTTCTTTGTTTACTATCCAACCCTTTGCTCCATCTCCGTCATGATTCTCTACATAGACAACACTTTTAAAAAAGTTACTGTCTCCAAGCATAGGTAAACTAACAAGAAATTGTTGGCTCATATTCATTGAGGACTTGATCCTTTGCCAAAATCAATATTAAAATCTATCATTCCGTGTTGTATTTCAAATGCTAAAGCTCTTATATCGTCAATTATTACCTGACAGGCATGTGCATCGTATGTTCCTTGTACACGATATCTTTCTCTGTGTAGTGCTATAGCTTTCTCATGTAGCACTTTTGCTTTGTGATAAAATTGTTCTACGCTGTGTGACATTGTGTTCCTTTTGCAATATTGTACACGTATTTAACTCGATTGTCAATAAATACAAGTGGAGAGAAACATGGACGCAGAAATAATGAGTGCCTCTGGTGTGGGCTTAGAAATCACCAATTTATTAATGCCTTTTATAAGTGCATTATTGTTACTAGTAATAACATTATGGTTTAAAGACTTTGCAACTGGAATTGCAAAAGGTCTTAAATTTAAAATGAACAAATCCTTCAATGAAGGTGATACAGTAATACTAGACGGAAATGACGCATTAATTGTAAAAGTCGGTCTTAGTGAAACTGTGTTTGGTGTATACAGCGATAAAGGTTATACTTGGCGTTATGTACCAAATGAACGTATTCCAACATTAAAATTGGAAAAGGTTATCAACAAAGATCTCCATTTAGATACTGAAGCTGAGAAGGCTGAGAAACTACAATCATTAATTGATCGTACTCAGGATTCTCAAATCGGTGCAAATAAAACTGCTATTGAGGAGATCAAGAATGGCGCTAACAAATAAGTTTAGTTATGAGAATGCACTAGAATGTGCAAACCTAAGTAATCTAGCATACCAAAAAGAAAAAGCATTTAAAAAAGCTGCCTCTGCTATGGGATATAAGAATATCAAATTTTTTAATATTGATGGTGCTCAAGCATATGGTATGAGTAAAAATGATTATGTAGTGTTGGCGTTTAGAGGTACGGAACCCACACAATTTAACGATATCAAAGCAGATCTTAATGCACTGCATGTGCGTAACGAACTAGGTGCAGGCAGAGTACACAAAGGATTCAAAAGCGAAGTAGACGAACTGTGGGATCAGATTGAAGCATGGTTATCCAAACGTAAATTTACACAAGTATACACATGCGGTCACAGTTTAGGTGGTGCTATGAGTACTATTGCTTGTAGTAGATTACCTGAAGGAACAATATGCTATAACTACGGGTCACCACGTGTTGGTACTAGAAGTTGGGTTAAAGAGTTCAACAGTAAATTTACATGTCATAGATTTGTAAACAACAACGATATTGTGCCACGTGTTCCGCCTAGCTTTTTGTTTTATAGACACGCAGGCGAATTACACTATATCAACACATATGGTAACATTAGAAATGCTACTGCTTGGCAAAGATTTAAAGATAGATTTAGAGGATATCGTGCGGCGTTTCGTAAACGTCAATGGTTTGACAGTATATTAGATCACAGCATGCCAGGTTATGTTGAAAGAATCAGTAAGCACACTGATTAGCCACCTGGTGTAAATTCTTTGGGAGAATACCAATTTTTTTGATTGTGTATTCTTCCTAGTAAATCTTGTATTTCGTGCATTTCTTCTTTGAGTTTTTTTGATGTTTCACCAGAAGCAATTGCCATCCCACGTCTGCCAGCTTTTGCTCTTAGTGCTTGTTCGATAATTTCTATATCTCTAACATCTAACTCGAATTTTTTATTTGGTTTCATAATCCTAAATTCCACATCCATATTGGTATTACGATAAAGTGCAATAGCACACAGACAAATATCATTAGATAAACTGTGCGCCATTGCGGATTCAAGTTCTGTTACCCCTGAGTGCGAAGTACATTCCGCCTACCCAAAGTAACACATGTAAATTGTCATACAATATTACATCTGTAAAACTTTCAGGTTCGCCTGTCCATATAACACCTGTCATAATACTAGCAATAGTTATGCCTGAGAATCGTGTAATAATATCCCCAAGTTCTTTTGTGCGTTTTGTGTAGTCTGCTATACCGCCTACTAATAAACCTAGTGCGGCTCCTAGCTCTCCTAGTACAACAAAAGTCCAAACTAGTAGTGTAAGTTCCACAGGTGAGTCGTCAATGTTGATTGGCCACTTTGCTAATCCTTGCTGTACAAATACAACAATAAGTGGAATGCGCAGTAGCCAATGAGTCATACAAAATTCAGGAATCTTGTTTACTATGTTTTTATAATTCACTCAATAGTTCCTTGAGTTTCTTTTTGCTTTTGCCTTTTACTTTGGCTTTTGAGATGTCATTATCTCCGTCACCTACAACAACAATAGCAATCATGCCCATTGTTTTGTGTGGCGTACACTGATACAAATATACACCTGGTGTATCAAATGTAATAGCAACTTCTTTTGATAGTTTTGATTTCTTTGGTGCTTTCCAACCATCTGGTCCTGCAATGAATTCTACATTGTGACCTTTTTGTGTTGGTACCCATGTGATAGTATCACCTACGTCAATACGTGCAATATCTTCACTGTACACCATCTTAGCGCCATCATCACGCTTGTTTAACATTTCGATAGTCATGTCTTCTGCATATGCACTCGTTGCAAATAGTGCAACGATTCCTGCAACGATTAAGTTTCTCATTTATTGTCCTTTACATTGAGATTTGAAGGGCTATATTGTTCCCCATTGTATCCAGGATATTGTCCATCCTCGACGCCGCTGTTACATCCAACAACGACAACTAACAAAAAGAATATACTCCATAGTGTTACTCTTTTTGTCCATACCATGAACGCCTCAAATGTGCGTTCAGCTTCTGCTTGTGCAGCCGCTCTTACTTCATTATCATTCATTCTGGCACCGTCCAAGGATAGCAAGGTAAGATACTTTGTTTACAGTATTTGGCATTGTCTACCATTAGTACCGGTACGCCTAAAATAAAAAAAGCAATTATAGCAAATGCTTTGCCTAGGTCTTTTGTGGTGCAATAGTTTGTTTTTTCACTCATTGAAATTTCCCTTCATGCTATACTATATAGTGGACAAGAATCAAAATTCAAGCCCACTATATACTTTTTTACATGCGCTAAAACGTAGCAGTCTTATTTGCCGCCTTTTTTCTTTTCGCCTTTGGGCTTTACATATGTGTGATCCGGATCTAACATTAGTAACTCGGATACATCTTGTGTTTGAACTCTGAAATCTCATCAGCTTTTTTATAATAGCCTCTGTTTCTTAGTTCTCTGATTGCCATACAGTACGAACGGTATTCCATTGCTTTGATAAATTTTTTAAACATTATCTTTTCTCCAACATTAAACGTTTTGCTTCTTCGTGGTAGCCTTCTCTCCAAAGTGCTTCAGCGGCTCTTGCTCTGCCTGCTGATTCGCCAAATGCCCATACACCCATTGCAAATGTTACCAATGCTGTTTGTATTACTTTACATAGTTTACATGTAACTCCCCATGTATTATCTCTTAATGTTGCTACAGTCATTATACCCATCCTCTTAAATTATTGTTTGTTCTTGCTTTGATTTCTTCACTTGCATCTTTTAAGTTACCACGTGAGATGCTGTAAATGTCTCCACGACATAAGCCAATATCAAATAGATCTGCATCACTTAATTTAGATAATTCTTTGTATGTTGCTCGTTGCTTGGCACGTAGTTGTGCTTTTTTTCTCAATGTTTTTACAAGATCCATAAATCCTATGATTGCGTCTTGTATTATGTTTGATGCTGTTAAAATTGCTTGTGTCATTAGTTGTATACTCCTGCTCTCGGACCACGTCCGTCATGTGTTTTCATATATTCAAAGGCATATTGCCAATCGTCTTTGTATTCTGTTTTTGCGTATGTAAGCATTTGTTGTTCGAACGATGATCTGCGTCCAAACATACTCACAAGATTACTGTATAGCATCTTTGCCATTATTTTTCTCCTAATTGTTTGGATGCTTGAGGGAAGCAATACCCCGGTCTATTTCCGGCGTCACTGGTCTTTGCCAAGTGTCACTCATTTTTGAAAAGCTGAGGTCGCTTTGTTTGTACGCATTTATTTATAATTATAGTACAGCATTTCTGACCTAAAAGCTATAGCAGATTTTAAAAAGCCGTTATGCAATTGCTGCATACCTATAAAAATTTAGTACATAACTTAGAAGATGTGGGGATTTTGTAATATTCTTAGCTGCGCTGAAATAGCACAGTTATTTTAATTTGAAACCAATACGACCTTTTTGCCCAGTTGCAAAATAAGTCTTGTTAACTAATTGAGGAGCGCCTTTAAATACTGCTGGAAACTTAGTGTAGTATTGCATACTTACTGCGTCTCCTTGTTTAACGGCTTTAGTTACTAGTTGTACGTACTCGTTGTTGTTGAGTACTTCTAGCATAGCATTTTTAAATTGTTCGTTTGCATTTACTATAGGAATGACTGCATTCATAACGGCTGTTAGTGTGTGCCAAAATACTCTATAGTCTGGTCTTTCTTGTGTACCATTAGCAACACCTTGTTGCTGTGTCATTTGTTGTAAGCGTTGGCTTTGTAAATCGCCAATGTTTTGTGTACGTTTGTCTAAATTTGCCATTGCTTGAATATCACTATCGTCAATGATGTTAAGCATACGTGCTACTTTAAGTGGACCGTTTACACTACTTTCAGTTGCAAGTAATTTAATAATATTCGTGCCTTCAGAAAAACGCTGTTCAATTTCAGGAGTCATTTGCTTGTACACGCCGCTTAAACTACTAGCCGCTCCGCCGCTTGTGCTAATCTTACTAGAGATTTGAATACTGCGTCCATCTTGTGTCATGATAAAACTGTCAATCAATTCCATTGCAGTGTCTTGTGGAAACATTACTCTTGAACCAGCAAAGTTATTAAGACCAAACTGTTGCATCATTTTAGCAGTATCGCCTGTAACACTGTTTGGTTTACTCATAAGTGCGATTGGACCTAGATACTCACCGCCGTATTTTTGCAGTACATTATAATATTTGTCACCACCTGGAATAGGCTGATTTGTACCTGCTAGTGCTTGATCAACTGCCATTTCCATAACTTCGCCTAACTCTCCCAAGTCGTTTGAACCTGCTTTAATTTGTTGTGCTAATTCAGTTGCACTGCGATAGTTTTCGTCGGGCACCAAGTCACTTGGTTTAATAGGTATACTTTCTTGTTCAGCACCTTTACTAAACTTATAACCGTTGAGTGTTTTCCACATAGTGTGTACACCCTGAGGCGGAATAGCTCTAATGTATCTCACATGTGTTTGGCCCTTGCCGTCTTTATCACTTACTGTAGCAAGTATAACGGCTTTAGTTCCACTGTTAGGCTTGTTATCATCTATACGTGTATTTGTGTCTGGAATAGCACTGTCCACAGCCTGCATCATTTGATCCATATCTTCATATGAATCACCTTCAGTAGGTAGTACTGTAATATCCTGTATGGTAAGAATGTCGCTAGGATCAGTATCGCTAACGTATGTTTCTCCAGGCGCTCTTGCAGATACACCTCTAGATTCTAATAGTTCAAATGCTCTCATACAACTATTTATTAATTTCCAGTCGTTGTACTTTCGTATGTTCGATTGAATTGGTTATGTACTCTAACAAAAGTTGTACACTTGTTGAGTTGCTTGAGTTTGTTTGCACCAACATATGTTAGTGTACTACGCACACCACCTAGAACATCTTGTAGTGTTACTACAACTGGACCACGATATGGCACTAGCACTGTGCGGCCTTCACTGCTACGATAGTCTTTAAGACCTTCAAAGTGTTTGTCGTTGGCAGTTTTACTACTCATTCCGTAGAACTGTACAAACTGTTTTTGTTCAACGTGACGTGTTTCTTTTGTTTGGTCTCCGACATCTTCACGTATTAATTCATTTGTTTGATAGTACTTGGTAATTACCTCACCACCGCCTTCATTGTGCCCAGCAAGCATGCCACCAAGCATAACAAAATCTGCTCCGCCAGCAAAGGCTTTAGAGACATCTCCAGGGCAAGTACACCCACCGTCAGCAATAATGTGACCACCAAGTCCGTGTGCTGCATCAGCGCACTCGATGACCGCCGATAACTGCGGGTATCCAACACCAGTTTGTATGCGAGTAGTGCAAACAGACCCGGGACCAATGCCCACTTTAACAATATCTGCTCCATTTAGTATTAACTCCTGTGTTTGATCTGCGGTAACAACATTACCTGCAATAATTACAATACTTGGATACAGTGTTCTAAACTCAGCTACATATTCAATAAAACGTTGACTGTATCCGTTAGCAACATCAATACAAACATACTTTAGTTGATTTCCAACTTGCTCGTAAACTGATCTAAACTTAGTTTGATCTTCGTCTTTGATGCCAATACTCATGGCAACATTATCTCTGCGGAATGTTTCTTCGCAGTCGAAGTAGCTAACTAATTCGTTTACACTGTATGTTTTTACTAAACAAGTGAACACGTTAAGTTCTGCTAGTCTATCAGCCATTTCAAATGTACCAACACCATCCATGTTGCTAGCCATAATAGGAATGCCTTCGTAATTTTGTCCATGTGCAAATGTAAAACTGCGTTCCATTCGTACTTCTTTGCGTGAGCCCAAGGTGCTACGCTTTGGACGAATCAGCACATCACTGTAGTCCAACTTAACTTCATCTTCAATTCTCATGATTTACCTCTATAGTTCTTCAATGTCGAGTGTTAGCGGATATCCTGCTTGTCTACTAACTAAAATACTTTCATGTACTTTTTGCTCTGCTACTTCATAATAATATACACCAGCTACACCCTTGCCTTCGTTGTGTATAGCCATTGTGATACCTTCTGCACTTTGTTGTGTGTGCATGTATATGTTTTTGAGTAGCTCTATTACAAATTCAATTGGTGTTGTATCGTCGTTGTAAACTATAACTTGATACTGTTTAGGTTTTGCAATATCTAACTCGTTTGTGGTTTTATCTTCGAGTTGTGTATCCATATCAATATTTACCGTAAATTGTGGGAGGATTTCTCCCCCCACTTTATTTTACTTAATTTTAATTGTACGTGGTTTCTTTTCTTCAGGAACAATACGCTCTAGTTCAACGAACAGCATACCATTTTCCATTCTTGATCCATTTACTACAATATCATCACTCAGTGTAAAATTACGCTTGAACTTACGCTGACTGATTCCTTTGTGAATCCATTGCCAACCTTCTGGCTCTACTTCGCCTTCTGGATTGTGTTCAATTGTAAGTACACTGTCAGCTACTGTAATTTCCAAATCTTCTTTGGCAATACCCGCTAGTGCAATTTCAATTTGAAACTTGTCACCGTCTCTTACAATGTTGTAAGGTGGATAACCTGTGCTATTGGCATTGTGTTGTACATACTTGAACATGTCGTCAAATACTCTATCAAAGCCTACAGCATAAGGAGTAAGTTTATTAAGATCTAAAGTTGTCAATCTATTCATCATCACTCTCCTTATACTTTCAATGCCGCTGTGTAAGCAGAGGTCATTGTTTCTGTTGCATTGGCCCAATTCTTAGCAAACTCTGTGTTTGCGTCCGCTAAAGCTCGTGCAGGTTTTGTGTACTGCTCGCTTGGATCAATTGTGTTTAGGAAAGTTTTTGTTTGTGTGTGGATTTGGTCCACAAGTCCATTAATATAATTTGCTTGCATAGTAATCTCCTTTTAAAGCAAGATTGATTTAGTAGACCCTATTGGCATCTACGCATTTATTTATCTAGGGACTAACCGTAGTCCCTAACGTGCGTATTACGGCGCAACCCATCTCTGTTGTGTATTTCTAATTATCCCACTATAGTTCTTATCTAATGGGTTTCCTTTCTTGTTACAGTTCGGATTAAAGTAACAACACAGTTACTTTGAAATACACACTCACTTGTTGCCTTTCGAGCTCTTGTCCTATGCACAGGAAAGCAGGTGCATCTACTCTGGTGTGTATTTCAAAACACTATGTTAATATGATAGGTTGGACTCTGTGAATACCAACAACCCCTTTGTAGAGCCACGCTCAAAAACAGGGAGCTTCATATTAAACGGTTACGTCTAAAAATACAACTTCGTATCTCTACGCTCTTGCATTGCCACTACAGCTATGAACCAAGTTACAACCTCTACGGATTGCCATTCCTTGCACTATCTAACTTAGGATATCTCCTAACTTATGTAATTAATATAGTATAGGTTAACTACAATGTCAACCTTTTATTGCCATTTTTCTTTATTTTTTTCTTGTTCTTTTAACCAACGCTTACGTGCTTGTGCTTTAGCACGTTTCTTTACTGCACTGGGCTTTTCATAAAAGTCTTTTTTACGCATGTCTTTTGCCATGCCTTCGTTGTTGCATAGCTTCTTGAGCTTGCGCATTGCACGACTTACATCGTTGTTTCTTACTTCGACATACAAGCCTCGCTTGTTTACTTCGTCTCTATCTTTATATCTATCTCTGTTCATTCTTTCCTCGTCAATACGCCAATCATTCGATTACCGTTTATAGCTGGTTTGGCATCCCAATCACAGTCTTGGATACATTGTATAATACGATCCATTATACCAAAACCTTGTTGCTTATTGGCATTTTCTCTGCCTTTAAATCGTATAACACACTTTACCTTGTTACCTTTGTCTAAAAACTTAATAATATTTTTAAGTTTAGTATCAAAGTCGTGATCACCGATACCTAATCTGAATTGCATCTCTTTGATTACAATTTTACTTTCTCGTTGCTTTTTTGCGGCTTCTTTTTGTTTACGCTTTTGTTCGTAGAAATATTTACCAGCATCGAGTAATTTTGCAATTGGCGGATCACTTTTTTCGTTGATCACTACCAAATCTACTTTTTGTCTTTTGGCTAAGTCCAGTGCTTCATTTTTATACATAACACCTGACTGACCTTGGTCACCAACCACACGCAATTGTCTGTATGTGATTGATTCGTTAACCTGCTTTATAGCAGTGTTTTTCTTAAAATTCTTCAAGAGTATTCAACATCATTTCTGCGTATTCTCCTATTTTTTCATATATGTTTACTCCAGGTATTGTATTCAACAAACGCACCACGCTCTTGCGTTTATTCTTTTCACTGAAATAAACAGTTCCTTTTTTCTTAACCATAAATGCACAAACCAAACCTAGCTCTGTAATATTATCCAAATCAACATAGATAGTATCACTGAATCTCATCATACTCATTACCCATGCACAGTTAGCATCATCTATTGCACCGTCTGGATGGTACAATGTAATAGGTACAGTCTTGAATATGTTTTCATAAAGAGCTTCTAAGTCTAATACAAATTCTGTGTTACTACTTAGCACAGTAATCACAGGGCCATTGTCGGGTAATAACATGTCAGGCGGTGTTACTGTATATATAGGGTTTTCCCTCATAGGGCTATATTATTCCTTTTTTATCTTTATGCTCTTGATAGTTTTACCAGTGCCAGCCAAACGTCCGTCTGACGAATACAATTTCATATTACGTCTCTGACTCAGCTCTTGCGCACTAAGTTCACTATCTTCTCTATTATCAGTATACGGGTCATATGGGATATTGTCAACTTCTTTTTCTAATTCTTTAGCAACTTCTTCTAAAACTTCTGGTTCTGCTTTATCTAAGAGAACGGCCAATTCGTCTTCTTTACTGTTAGCATCTGATCCTTCATTTGTCTCCACTGTCTCCCGTTGTGAAACATTAGAGTCATTGCTGGCTTCTCCATCTGGTTCATTATTTGCCACATCGTCTCTTTGTATGTCTTCTTGTACTGTGTCCCCAGAATTTCGTCTATCATTTGTAGGTTCTGGAGGTGTAGGTTCATTATCATGTGCATTTTTTTCATTCCTTCGCCATTCAAATGTGTACTGTGCGGCAATTAATAACATAACCGCTAGTGGATCAAATACAAATATGATTGTAATAATAACCCAACGTACTGCTTGTTCTAGTATGTCTTTGTCTGCTTCGTCGTAAATGAATTCAGCAATATATTTAATAGGTCCTACTTCTGCTTCTAGTTTACGATACTCTGCTTCAATTGCATATTTTTCTTCTGTCATCTCATCTATTAGATTATTTGCATCAACAATACGTTGTTGTTGATCATCTATAATAGCATCAACATCTGCACCACCATCTACTTTAATACGGTCCCTTAGACGCTGTATGAGATCATTACTTGCGGCTATTTGTGCATCAGCACCTTCACGTAATTGTTTTATAGTATCTCTAGCGGCATTGATACGGGGATCATCTGCTTGTCTAAGTTTTGTAATTTGTTCTTGTGCAACTTGTCTAGAACTTCTATTAGCAGGAATATCTGTGTTTAACACTGCATCAATCTTTGTTTGTATACTTTCTTTACTTTGTTTTGCGACATCAATAGCACCTGCACGTACTGTATCAATAGCTTCTAATAATCCTTGCTTACGATCTTGTATTGCAGTTGTTTGAGCTCCACGTAAATCTTTAACCAAGTCTGTTAAACGTGTGCGCTCTGCTTCAACTACACTTTGTGCTTGCGTTCTCAATTGTGTTTCTTGTGCTTGAAGATCTGAAATACGTTGCTGTTGTGCTTCTACCCAAGTTGTTAATGCTCGTCGAGTATTGCCTCCAAATAGTCCATCACTGGTAACACCTATAACAGCCTGTCCTTCTTGTATCTTAGCACGTTCTGTACTTTGCAGTTTATTTGTAGTAACAACAATTGATTGTTCTATGTTTGCAATTTGTTTTTGTAAACTTTCTACTGCGCTGTTGTCTGCTTCTACTGCACTAATACGTGCTTCGTATTCATTTGCTTGTGTGTTTATGCGATCCAAGTCTGCATCTAACTGTGCAATCTGATCCAAGTAAGGTTGTACTTGTTGTTCAATACTTGCAACAGTTGTGTTGGCAAGATCTGATCTCAATTCGGATACCAAGTTATTCAAACGTTGTAGCTCTTTGTCTAACGCTGTAATTTCGTCTTCATATACAGCAACTCTACTGTCCATAGTATCAAGTTGTGTTTGAATAATAGTGTTTTGTTCTGCAATAGCAGGTTCTATTCTTGTGTATGCACTATCAATACGTGTTTGTTCTTTGTCTATCTGTGCTTGGATGTCCTCATTGAGGTTACCTGTACTGCTTTCTGCTTTGACAATTTTTTGTTCAGCTCTAACAATAATACTTTCTTGTCTAGCTATTTCTGTTTCAAGTCTTGCTACTTGTTCTACAGTCTCCATGCTTGCTGTGGTTTGTTCAATGTGTGCTTTTGATAAGAAACCAAATATACCCATACTTGTAATAAACATCAATACTACAACTGCAATACTGAGATAGAATTTCATCCACCAAGCGGCTTTATCCCAGAAGCGATGAAGCCAAACTGCGGTGACAAGTTTACCAACTTCTAATACACCGCCCATAATAATAATCGGAACTGCGGCGGCGGCAAAAATTGCAACCAACCCAGCCACGCTGTAATAGATTGCAACGGCACTGATACACAGTGCAATAAACATTACTAATATTCCAAATATCATAATTTACTCTCCAAACTTTTTGGCATACCCATCGTCAATCATTCTAGCATTGACGTCGACTTTGCCACCTGTGGAGTCAATGGTGTAGACTTTACCCATTGTTCTTCCGGCTTTGCCTCTTTTATTCATTATTGTTTCACAGACAAATTGCTGACCTAACAAATCTACAAGTTTTGTTTTAGCTGCCATTGCACTATTTTTTTCTACTTCGTCTGCACTTCGGATGTCGTGTACATGTACTCCGTATAATTTAATTCTTTGTCTTATGGTAACGTTAAAACCTAAGTCGATAATTGCGTCGACTGTGTTACCATCTATCACTCTTATTGTGTTGCATTGATACGTATACATATGCAAAATCCTTTACTTTATACTATTTATCGGATTTTGCTTGTCCAGCCATCCATTGTTGGGCTATTCTGTTGTTGGGAATAGTTTTTGACCATGCACTTATCTGTTTAAATGCACTTGTTAAATCACTTTGAACATCAGAACTTTCGCTGTTGTCAATGATAAACATGTCTTCTCTAAAATATCTTTGGAACTTTCCAATATTATTTTGTACTTGGCTCCACATCTTAGATACCACATCTTCTGGCAAAGTGCGGGCTCTAAGTTTATTGCGCTGTTGTGCAGTTTCTAAGTCAGTGTTAACGAATACCATTGCAGTTTCGTAACCTAACTGACGGAGTTTTTCACTCATCCTTACGATTTTTTCGTAGTCTTTGCCAGTGCCATCCATTACTAATCCAAGTCTGCCTGTATCAGTATAGATTTCCTGTCTTTTTCTAGTAATATTTTTAGCTTTATCTCTTACGTCCTGACCTTGTGGACTATAGATAGTTTCTGGGTCTGGTGTCATACCCATTTTTGCTAGCATCTGTTCAAATGCTGTATCGCTGTTAACGATTTTAAATCCCATGCCTTCGAAACCGCTATTTTTTACAACAAAACTTTTTCCACTACCAGGACCGCCAGCAGTGAATATTGCTTTAAAAATAGCGGGGTCGTTAGGACCCTCGCTAATAGTTTTTGTTATGATTTCGTTTACTAACATGCATTTATTTATGCTAGTCCCAACGATAAAAGATATGGCTTCCTATTCTACCAATATGACTCATGCTGCTGTCTGTGGACCAATAAGGTTTTACATAACTAGCATGATAGTGTGTTGCACCTTCAGTAATTCCACGGTACTTGTTTGCAAATAGAATACTACCTGCTATATACTGTGCATTAGCCCAGCCTGTTTCGTCACCTGGATTATCTGGTTTCCCATCACAGTACCAACTAAATTGGCAAGCATCTCGAACCATTACCATACGTTCAGGATCTTTCCAACTAGGTTTTTTCTTTCCTTGATATACTACATCACAAATAGTATTTGGATATCTTGCATCACGCACTCTGTTTAACACAACATCTGCAACTGCGTATTGTCCTGCCATGTTATCGCTTCGTGATTCGTAATACACATTTAGTGCCAAACAATGTGCGTGTGGATTGTCGATTAAATCAGGATAGATTGTAGGTGTTTGTTCATTTTCAATTACACTTTCGACAAGTGCTTGGACTACTTCAGGTGTAACAATTGCTGTTTCACCTTTTGCCGCTGTTGCTGAATATGAATAAGAGATGAGCCCAATGGCTACTACTCCATTCAATGTCATACTTAATGCGGACGTAACAAATTTTAACATACTCTGCCTCTTTGGTTATGTTATTTACAGTTCGCCAAGACTTAGTTGTTCTCTGATTTTACCATTTTCGTCAACCAGCTCAACACGACCGTCTTTGATTTTACCACGTTGCATCAAGTAATTTTTTTGTTTGATTTGACTGTTCATGTGTTTGACTGCTTGTCGTTTGTCACTGAACAAATCATAGTTTTTTGTTTTGATGCCGCCGTGGGTATTATAAAATACAGTTTCAACTTCGTAGGTACTCATTGTATTACGCTCCTTTGTATACAATATAGTATACCCTATGTTATATGTCAAGTTCAAACTGATAGTCAGGAGCTTGTTTTTCAAACTCTTCAACGATTGCTTTCTTTGTTGCAATCATATTTTCTAGCGAATATAATGCCATTCGCTTTTCATCACTTGCACCTTCTTGAAATGCAATAACTGCACTTTCGAGTGTTTGGATATCTTGAAGTTCTTGTACCATATTTGGTCTCCTAGTCTAAATCACACTGCCAATAAGAACCATCATACTCAGCACGTAATGCGCCAAGTGGATAATCCTTATGCTCAAACAGTATATAAGGTTTTCCATAAAAGTCAATCTTTTGTGTTACAACATTGACTTCGCTAATATCTATAGTACGCTCTCCGGGTACAGCTGAATTAAAAATCCGTATCATACTGTTGCTCCTTCAATTTCTTCAGCAGCTTGATCAAACCAAGCAGTGTATTGCTCTCCATCAAGAACAACGCTCCATGTCATGTACATGTCACTATCAACAAAACTCCAGTTGATACTTCCATCTTTATTAAGGTTATCTGTCATGTCAACAGCTTCTGTCATATCCGCTTTGAAACGTTTGTACATCTCATCTTGATCTTTAAGACCATTGTACAAATCTTCGGGAATAACACTGTAACCTAATTTACGGTTATAAGCGATATAATCATTATATGTGTTGTGTGCAGTTGCTAACATGTTATTACCTCTTTTTGTTTAACTTATACATACATGATAACACCAAGATGTCTTATTGTCAAGAAAAAAGTGCAGAAAAGAATCCTGCACTTTCAATGACTTATAATTTTTTTACAGATCGATGTCTGGATATTTTTCTTTTAGTTTGGCACGATCGTATGCACTACTGATCATAATAAACAAACTGCCTAGTACCATGTAACTAATCATACCAGCAAAAAAGCCGTTGTCGCCTTCCCAGCCTATTGCAAACATCCAAAATGCAATACAGGATACTAACCCTGTAGCACTAATTGCAATTATCTTTGCGGCACTGATTGCTATTTTTCCAGCCTCGATTGCTGTAGTTTTGTAAAGTGTTTTACTCATTTTAGGTTCCTTTCATAGAGTAATTGGACTTAGTGTCCGGTTTGTTCCTCCCAAATTCGCCCGTATTATACTGCCTCGAAGCCGCACATTGCGACCTTATATTTTTTATTGCCAATCAACATTTGGTCTCCCATTGATGTTGACCGGATACCTCTTCCACCTTTGTGTAATGGTGCCATTACTGTTACATTAGGATTGTAGTCACCATTTGCTTCTCCGTTTGAGAAATTTTCTTCTTTAATTGACCATGAACCCATTACGTTGTTAGTCCAACGATATGCATACTCAAGTGCATCGTTAGTTTCAGTTCCATCTGGAACATCAACAAATGCTACTGTGTTAGGTGCATCTTCGAACGCTGTGTGTATAACTGCTACTTGCATATTCATCTCCGTTTTATCTAACTTACATATACATATTACAGTCAAGACGTCTTACTGTCAACCTTTTTCTGCATCTTTATTCAAAAAGTTTTGGATCATATTCAACTGTAACAGTTGTATTTTCTGTATCGTTCCACATCTTAATATCTTGCATTAGTTTGTCCAATGATTCATCGGTCCAGTTATGCTCTACATCAACTTCTGTATCAATAAACCCTTGGAAATTTTTCCAAGCATAATAGTTTTGTACTTCTACATAATCACAAGGATCATATCCTTCACTGATAATATCTTTAATTAATACAGTGTCTTTGAATCCGCTTTTGCGTTTTGCACGTTCGACATTAAAGTCGATTATATCCGCCATTAATCACACTCCGGAAACTTGTGTCTTACTATTTGTTCAATTGGTTGGAAATGCCCATTCATATTTTCTGCAATATAAGTTTTAGGTTCTTCTGTTCCCCAACGGAAAATAGCACCCTTAGCCATATTAAATATTTCACGTTTATTGCTGTTTATAATGGTATCTTTTGGATCATCGTCTCCCACTTCATCCAAATATCTTAGTGCATAAGTCGCAATGTCTTCTACACTTAGTGGGACTTCTACTTTTGCGAGTATTCTTCTTCCATTGCCAGTGTCTTTTGACCTCATTTTTTTAGCCTCTCTTTGCCTATGTTAGTTCTGTTATGTGCCATGACATCTTTCCATTCATTCTTACTATAGTAAGAGTTTATGGCAAGACGACTTGATTGTCAAGAAAAAAGATGCAAAAAAGACAAATTAATTCTTGACAAAGTATTTATACTTCAACTTTGGTAAATCTTAGCTTCCAATTAACAGTTTTACCTGCTGTACCTTTTACTCTAATACTGAAACTGCCGCCTACCACTTCTGCTGTAACGTTCCATCCTGAATAACTCAGTGTCCAGTTTGTCGAATCTTGGTCAGGAGGTAAATTACTGCTAAGAGCTCCTCCTGTAATATTGTTGTTGGCTGTGTATACATTTAGATCATATTCAACTACATCGCTTGAATTGTAACTTGCCATTGGATCCCAAGGTGTTTGTGCCAAGTCTGCTGTTCCTGAACGTACATAATCTACTTTATTGTTGGTGCCAACTATTGATTGTGATCCAGCAACATTTGTTACCACACCTTCAACTTTAAATGCTTGTTTTTCTCCGCTAGTAGCAACACCAATTGCACGTAAATCAAAGAACCAAGTTTTGCCATTTGCTGGAGAAATAGTACCGCCATGAAAATTAACAGCAACCGCAGTACCGTCTGTTGTCTGCACAGCATCACTTTTGCGTACATCAGGATCCCCGCTTAGATCAACTGTGTCTGTATTTTGTGTAATTGTTACACTACTATCTGTGCTAGTGAGTGTTCTGAATGCAAAGTTATTTGCATTTCTTGTTTTGAATACTTGGCCACCACTGCCCACATTACTTGATGTTATTGTATCAGTTACTTGTATTTCTGTGCCACTGCTAGTAAGTGCAATACCTCCAGCTGATGTAATTGTTTTAAACTGTAGTTCTGTGCCGTTGAGTTGTTTGAATACTTGTTGTCCACTACCTAAATTAATCGCAGTTTGTATACTAAAGTTTATTGAATTAGGACCAATTACTTTCCAACTACCTGTGTCACCAAAGTAACCTTCAATAACATGTGTGTCAGTGTTATAGCGTATCTCACCTACTTCAGTATTAGGTCGCTGACTAGTAGACCCTGCTGGGATCTTAATAGCCGCAGTGCCTGGAAATCTTGTGTTTGGTTGTAGATCAATTTGAATATCACCGCCTGCACCGTCGCCATTTGTAACTTGTATTTGACCAGCGCCGCCAACAACACTTCTAGCTCTACTAACACCTGCATCTTTTACAACAAGTCCGTTTCCTGATTCTATATTTAGATTATTAAGAAAGTCAAACAGTGTACTTGTAGCTTGTTGGAAATCATTAATAGTTCCTGTGCTGAATTGATTTGTATCTTTTCTAGTGAATATAGTTAATATATCACTGCGTACTACAATATCATTTGTGGCAGCATTTACACTAAGCATTGCACTTTCACTGCCTACAACAAATAGCGTATTTCCGCTGTTGTTAAAATTATTGATTACAGTTGTATCACTTGCCCCTCCGCTACTAGCAATATTACTAGTATCAGTTACAAGTCCACCTGCGTTGTAGCCAGGACTATTAGGTACAGTAGGTGTTGATCCATCACTGTTTGTTGTTTCTCTTTGTGCAAAGTTACTGGTATATCCAATAATATTTCCACAGTAATCGTATACAGGTGTTTGATTGTCTACAGTAGGATTTGGATTATCATCACGCTGTATAATTTCAAGTAAACTATCTTCAAGTAACAAGTGGAATATATTTGGATACTCAACCACGTCTCCTTGTAAAATACGGTCACCGTTTGAATCATATTGATGTCCTGTACCTGTAGTACTTGTACCAGATCCTAAACTATACTGTACAGGATATGCTCCTAATCTATCGTACAAACTTTTTAGTTGGCTTACCAGTCTAGCATTACCACCAACACCACCTGTGTTTGCATTGTGTAATACACCAATTTGACTGTTGCATCCGCTATCCGGTGTTGCAAATTGACTACCGCCTTGTGCATAACTGCCGTTGATATTGTTTTCAAAGTTTATAAGATTAGTAATGCCACCTGTAACACTAGCAATGTCAGCTCTTAGACTGTCAATAACACTTTGTCCTAGATTTCCTGCATTGATGGCACCAATGTTATTTGCAATAGTGCCAAGTATTCCGCCATTAAACACACTTGCATTAAAGCCACTTGGGCCAATACATGCACACACATTCTCAGGAGCAATACCGCCGATTTGATCAATAATGTCTTTACCAGCACCAAGGAAACTACCCATAGCACGTTCTAGCATATTTGGAATCGCAATTGGATTTACAGGTGTTGCACAGAAGTTGATTAAATTTGCAACGTTTTGTGCTTCTGCTAGTACACCATTTAAACGTCCTAGTACATTGTCTAGTTTGGTGTGATCCATAAACTGTTCAACACCGCCCATTAGATCTGTTAGAGCATCGTGTAATTCACTTTGTAATCCTGGTATACCCAGAAGTGAATTAATATTAGCATGCATACACAATTGTACGTTTGGTAGTTTAAGTCCGTTGCCACTAAGCATACCGCAAAGAAGTTCTCTGAGCGTGAAACTGTATTCAGCACTAGCAACAACTTTGAGTGAATCTGCTCCACTACCAGTTGTACCACTGATATGATGTCGTGCATCTAAATATTCATTGAGGTCATTTAGACCATTTGGAAAATCTTTAAAACTCATCGTGGACCGCTCGCTGGATTATAGCCGCCTGCTCTAACATCAGGACTTGCACTGGTTGCATTCGGCGCACAATGAGCGCCTCCTGGTTCAGGACAGAGATTGTCAGAACTTGCACTATCACCATTTATTATTACGGGAATACTGTTTGCTCTAACATGTCCTACAGTTACACTTGCTTTTAGATTACCGCCACCATGTGTGTTTGGATCATTGTCCACACTAATAGGTCTACCGTTTACACGAACGTCTGTTACTCGTGTGATTGTAGTTGCGCCGCAACTTCTAGTATCGCCTTGTCTGTGTACAAATGATGCCATACAACTATTTATAGTTGCAGTGAACTAGCCGGTGCAATGCCTGTTGTACTTTGCATGTATGCATCTCCTAAACCTTTGTTTGGTCTGTTTGTAGCAATTACATGCGTTTTGTGAATCTGAACTGGATCACTACTCGCTGTGTCTATACTCATAAGCCACGGAATAAGCATAGCTTGTCCGTTTTGTGGGTTAAGTGTAATTACACAAGGTTTTACAACTTTGATAGCATCTGCATCGCTACTGTCAAAACGTGCAACTAACTCCTCGCCTGTGCTTAACTTGATACTAACTGTATCACCTTTTTTATAATTGGATATCACCAACATCTATAATTTCTCCTATGAGTTTTTTAACTTGATTTGGATCCATACGAACAAGTGCTTGCCCTCCGCCAGAAACTAAGAGTTTTCCGTTATGATATATTTGAGGCATAGTTCTATGCCCTTCATTGATCAAAAACTCTCTAGCTTCTGTATTGGTATCCACTCGTATTTCTTCGTATTGTATATTATTATTTTTCAAATAAGTTTTTGCCATGTCACAATAAGGACATAGGGGTTTACTGTAAAGTGTTATCAAAGTTTCATTCCTTGGAATGTGCTTCCGTTCACATCCTGTTTTGTGCCTCCAATAACATAACTACTGATTTCTGTTTCTTGCGGTGCTACTTGTACTTCTGCACCAGCAATCCATTTTTGTGTCCATGGTAAAGGATTACTTCCGCCTTTGTATGGGCTAGGTAGTCCTGCGGCTAACATACGTTTGTTAGCAGTCCACTCTACATATTCATGTAACAGTTGTGCATTTAGTCCAATCATTGAGCCATCTTTAAACAAATAGTCTGCCCATGCTTTTTCTTGGTCTACTGCATCTACAAATAGTTGTACCATTTCATCCTGAGTTTCTTGTTGAATGCGAGCAAAGTCAGGATCGTCTTTGGGCATCAGTTTAAGTAACGTTTGGGTACTACCCAAGTGTACATTCTCATCTCTACAAATAAGTTTAATAATCTTAGCATTGCCTTCCATCTTTTTAAGTTCAGCAAATGCCCAGCTACATGCAAACGATACATAAAAGCGAACGCCTTCAAGAATGTTTACACTCATCATAGCTTTCCAGATTAGTTTTTTAAGTTCATATTTGTCTACTATAATTTTCTTACCATTAATTGTATGTGTACCTTCACCTAGTAGGTTGTACCACATACCCATTTCAATAAGATCATCATAGTGCTTACTAATGTCAGTTGCACAATCCATAATCTCCGCAATGTCCATCATTTCGTCAAACACGATACTCGGATTGCTATAGATGTTACGGATAATGTGTGTGTAACTGCGACTGTGGATAGTTTCATTAAACGTCCACGTTGTTACCCAGTTTTCAAGCTCAGGCAAACTTATTAATGGATTAAAACTATCAGCTGGCGCACGACCTTGTACACTGTCCAACAAGATTTGTCTTTTTAAATTACTTGTAAAGATATGTTTCTCGTGTTCAGTTAATTGTTTAAAGTCTGCACTATCTTTTAGTACATCAACTTCTTCTGGACGCCAAAAGAATCCTAGTTGTTTGTCTGTTAATTTATCAAACTGTTTATATTTTAATGCATCATAACGCTGGATGTCGACGCCGCCATTAGGGTCTAAAAACATCAAACTTTCGAGATGCTTGTTTCGTTGTTTTTCATTTAATACGCTCATATTATTTCCTTAAATTGTGCAGCTGTCGCAGGCTTCGTCTTCTATTTGATATTCGTCTTCGATCTCTATATTAGCAGGTTCGTTAAGTTTGTCAATATCTATTTCGCCTTGACCATCATATGTATTGAAATAGTATAATTGCTTACCGCCGTATTTGTAAAAGATCATTAAATGTCTAAGCATTTCGCTCATGCTAATCTTTTCATCTTCATAGAATACAGGATTATAACTTGTGTTTACACTAATACCTTGATCAATATACTTTTGTAGTATAGCCATAATAGTCATATAGCCTTCTGGACTACGTTGATCCCATAACAGCTCATACTTGTTTTTAAGATGATGGATGCCAGGCACAACTTGTTTTAGTATGCCGTGTTTACTTTGTTTAACACTTACTAAACTACGTGGCGGCTCAATACCGTTTGTAGCATTTGAAATCTGTGCTGATGTTTCAGCAGGCATAAGAGCCATTAGTGTACTGTTACGAATACCTGTAGCTTTGAGTTGTTCTCTTAGCTCTCTCCAAGGCATACGCTCTTTGTGTGGTACTAGTTCATCTACATCTGTTTTGTATGTTTGGTTAGGTGTAATACCATCACTGTACTTTGTTTCATTGTTCCACAAGCATGCACCTTGCTCTACTGCTAGGTCTGCACTTGCTTTAATTAGATAGTAACTCCACGCCTCTGCAAATGTATCAATCATTTCTAAGTCTGGATCGCTGTATGTCATACCATTCTTAGCCATCCAATACGCAAGGTTAATAATACCTACACCCAATGGACGTCTACCTGCTGTAGCACGTTCTGCCGCTTTAACTGGATAGTTTTGATAGCTGAGTAGTGCATCAAGCCCACGTACTGCTAGCTCACATGGCTTTGCAAAGTCTTCTGGTTTTTTGATGTTACCCCAATTAATAGCACTTAGTGTACACAGTGCAATCTCACCTTCGTCATCGTTAAA